CGGCTTTCGAGGATACTGATTGTCTTTCGTGACCAGAACAACACCCTCAGACGGGTCGACAGTATGTCGCGTCTTCATTCGTTCCGACTGGCTCTTGGCGTTTGGATTTTCCCGATAGAGTTTGCCATCCTTGCCTTCAACAACATCCCACCCTGGTTGCGATGGCTGCGCAGGCTGTTCAGTTGGCTTGGCTGGCGTGGTTTTCGTCTGTTGTGGTGCTGGAGTCACTGGTGGCTCTGGTGGCGAAGGAAGCGGCGACGGATGCAATCGCTTATGCACTGCAACTGGGACCAGTGCTGGAACCTCTGTGTCGCCTCGCTTTGCCGCTGCAACAACACGATGCCCACCATCACCTACGATTAGTTGTCCAGTGTCCCTTGCCTGTGTAACGAACACTGGCGTATCGATCTTTTGCTTCGCGTAAGAATCGACCCTCTCTGGGTCTGTAGTGTCCTCCAGGAATTTCAAATAGTTGTCATAGTCTGGATCCGGAGTGTTTTCAAACTCACTGATCGGAACTGTAGAAACAACCAATGGCTCTTTAATGCCTTCTGGAACTCGTCCACTACCTTTGTTTTTCGATCGTTCGTCTCCCGCACGAATTTCCGAAACGACTCGATCAGCTTCCTCTGCTGGAATCACCTGCCCGAATGTGAATTTCGGTGGCGACTGTTCCACAGGCATTGGTGATGGTGTGTCATCTTCCTCCCCGAGCAAACCTGCTAACTCATCCTCGGCTTGATCCAGTTCGGAAACGGGATCGACTTCCGCCTGTTGTGGTTTAGGAGTTGTCACAGTGGGTTGCGGTTCCGCACCTGGCTGCGCCGCTGGATCTGGCGAAACGGGCTCTGGCTGCGCAGGTGACACCCCATCCTGGGGGCGATTTCCAAAATTTGGAAAACTCTCTTCAGGCAGTGGCGTCGGCTCGACGGCAGCGGTTTCCTGGGGTGAGTCGCCACGGCTTTGCTGCCACTGCTTAGTTCTGGTTTCTTCGTCTGGCGCTTCCTTGAATCGCTTCCTATCTCCAAGGAATATCTCAGCCCACTTGTGAGCGCCTGGCGGTTTTTCGAGGGCAGCCATCGATCGCTTCGCACGTAACTCAGGCGACTCGAACCATGGAGCTTCTGAAGGGACGTTGCCTGGAGGCTGCGCAGTTCCTCTGGCGCGAGCTGCTGCTAGCCCAGCACCACCAACGGCAGGAACGCCAAGCAGGAATGCCATCGGCAGAGCCGCTTCCTTAGCTTGCTCCCAGCCAGTTACGAACGCATCGACCACCGACTTATCTTTGACGTTTTCATCGAGCCATCCAGCAACGGTCTTTCCGAGCCCGCTTGTGACGCCCTGTAGGTACTCTTCCGACATTTCACCAGGAGCTTGCTTCGCCGCTTCCCAGAGATACTGGCGTGCAGCCTTAACAGCCCCATCGGTCAGCGAGACTGGCCCAGTCTTAAACGGATTCGGGACGATACCCTCCACGAGACCAGTGATTGCCGCCGTTCCACCAGCGAGAAGACGTAGGCTTGTTCCGTCTTGCATGCCCAACTCTTTGAGCTGGTCGACTTCCTGGGCGTACTGCGATGGAAATGCCGCGGCTGTGATACCACCAAGCTCACCAGCCTTGCCCGCTGCCGCTAGCGTTGCTCGACCCATGCCAGCGCGCGTCGCCATTTGCGCAGCCAACGGCTTTGCTGCTCCTGTGGCAAGAACACGTCCAGCACCACCAGCACCAACCACCGTAGCCATCCACGGTGCCATTTGTGCCGCTTGCAGAGGACCTCGCTGATACCATGCGTCATCTGGGCGCGCAGGAGCGAACTCCTGTGACGCTGCCTCTAACTGGCGAATGTACTCAATCTCTTCATTCGATCCGCCAACCCCCATCAGTTCCTGAATTGGCTGCGACACTCCAGAAACGCCACGGCTGAGCGCTCCAAGCGTGCGGTTAACTATTCCCCCGCGATCGTCTCCCATTTGCTGCGCGAGACCTGGAGCAATTCGCAATGCCTCGGCTCGCTGTTCTGGAGATAGTCCTCGCACAACGCCCAGCATCTTGTCACGCGAGCCAATGCTTTCAAGCATTTGCTTGGTAGGCTCAGCGATCTCAGGTGGTGCCTGCTCTGCCGCCGTGCGCTGAGCTGCTCGGGTGGCGATCTGATCGTCGACATTCAGTTCAGCCAGCATCTTCGAATAGCGACCGCCACCAGCCACTGCTTGCATGGCATCGTCACGAATCTTCTTCGCGCGAGAGTCCTCCGCTGGAACCTCAGCAAGAGAACTTACAAGATCCAAATACTTGCCCATGTTTAGCTCATCATTGGAGTGTAGAAGTCACCAGCCTTGACGCGAGATCTCTTTGACAACTCTTCTTGCAAATTGATCCCCATTTGCAACAAGGCCCTATTGGCCGCTGCTTTCTGTTCTTTGGTAGCGGAATCAGAAAGAATGACGTTCATTGCTTGCTGGCCGCTCTGTGGCAAGCCACTGTAAACGGCCTGCATGCTCTGCAACTCTTCACGGTCGCTTTCACTAGCACCCTTTGAGAGACTGGTAAAGTCTGGTGGGCTGATAGTCGCTGGCGGTTTCGATGGACTAGCGGGCTGTGGCGCTGCCATGGATGACGCTGCTGGCGCGCTGCCGTTTGCCACTTCAGACCAAGGGTTTTGCGATCCGGTCGATGAACCTGCCGCTGGCGCGTTGCCGCCTGCGTTCATTACCGAAGCTGGGCCAGACATAGATCTTGATCCATCGGCATTGGGGTAAACCACACTACCATCTTTGTAGTAGTACGGTTTAGTTCCATCAGTTGGTGTTATCAGTTGATAACCCTGACCTGTCATCTGCTTGTCATACGCTGATGCTACTGGAGATGGCGGCATTCCTCTATCTGGAAGACGTGCCATCGGCGCTGACGGTGCTGGTGGCTGTCCAGGGGCTGGAAGCTGGCCTGTTTCCAGAATCGATCTTGATTGACCTGGAGCCGCAGGGGCTATGCCTGGCAGTTCTGGTGCGTCAGTCGGCGTTCCAATCCCATAGTCTTCCTCGTAATTGCGCCTTGCTGTGTCCGCAGCCTTTTTACGTAACTCTGGCGTGAGAACGTTTTCTCCACCATTCGTTTCCATCTCTATCGCTTGATCCATGTAGTCCTTTCGAGTTTTTGGATCAGCACGGAAAGCTTCATCAGCAGACATGAATCGCTGTGGCTGCGAATCTTGCTTTGGCTGCTCAAGCGGTTCGAAATCTCCCTTTGTGTTTTTGCGATAACGCATACCCGTTTCTGGGTCGGTAGCCACGCTCTGCTGAAATTCTTCGTCTGGAGTAGGTGGCGGTGGCTTTTCCAAACGATTGGCAGAGTCTAACAATCGCTTAGCTCGAATCTTTTTCAATGCTTCTGCTCTTTGCGTAGCATCCAGCGTTGGATTGCCCAAAGCCTCTGCTTCATCGGCAATGCTCTGCTGCAACTTCCTAGCGGTCACTGGATCGTACAGCCCGTTGTTGATGTCATCCATGATCATCCCGCTTTGCTGCTTCCTAGCTTCCTCCATGAACTTGAACTGCTGCTCAGCTTGCTGCTGCTTCTGCTGTTGATCGAACAAAGTCTTGTCTCTGTTCGCTTGACGTAGACCCTGATCGACGGCCTGCTGCTGCTGAAAGTCGGCTATCCGATTGTCCCTGTCCACCTGGAAAGCGTTCTGCTGAACGTCTCTTCCCAGTTGAAACAAGCGGTCATAGCCTTGTTGCTGCCCCTGGTACTTCCGCTGCTGTTCCGCCATCACCAGTTGTTGACCGAACTTCCTGGTGGACTGATTGGAAGGGGGCGTAACGCCTGCTGCGTCGTATTTAAATGTTATGCCCATCGTTGATACCCTCTATTGATTCGAGCTTACTCGTGCAATTCTAACCTAGCCGTGACGCCTACAGCGACAAGTCTCGCAAAGAGGCTCACCGCACATGCCAAACGGCGAATGACCACTACAAATGGTTGTCGATGGCTTTCCGCAAACGCTACAGACTGGACGAGCCTTTTCCAGCGCAAAGCCTTCGCATCCAGCGCACGCATGAAACGGGATTTCCAGTTCGATGATCTCAACTGGCTTCCCGTCGATCACCAGTGTGGTCATATTGTCTGGTGGCTTTCGTGGCGTGCAAACACCGCCGTACAGCCCGCATTCGTAGACAGCCCCGCACTTACAGCTAGCACGCCCGCGACGAACCCCGCGATAGGTACACACGACACAGTGTGCCGGCTTAGGGTCTCGGCACCGCGTGCATATGGGTTGCCGCTTGTCGCTGTGCATGATGCGTTGGCCGCATTGGCAGACGAACAAAATCATAGCCACTGGAAAAACACCTCGCCGCTCGTCTGCAAGCAGATGGTTTGCCCAACGCCTCCACCGCCACCAAATTGCAGTTCAGTCGGGTCCGTAAAATCTGGACACTGGCAATCTGTTATGGCAAAGTCTAGGTTCCAGATTCCGTAGTTGAACGCACTGTCGTAGTCTTCCATCAGCACTTCAATGCGAAACAGCGATGCACTGACTCTTATCAGCCGTACAAATATCTTTACGTCGTAGCTCGATCCAAGACACGAATCAAAACCAGAGAACTCAAACACTTTGTACCAGCCGCCACCCAGCGTGCTGGACGCCGTTGGCTGGTCAGCAGTCGCTCCGTCTGTGCATGGGTCATATTGCCACCATGTATCGTTTAGAAACGAATCATCGCAAATAGAGCAAGGTGGACCGCTGAAGTGCTGGAAGTCTCGCATCTGGAATTGAAACGCTGGGAAATCCTGCACTGTTCCATCGTAGATGCATTCGCATGGTGCGGTATCGTCGCAGTCCAAGACACAGCAGCATAGCTTGGGAGGCATTATGGACAAGGCTCCGCATAAACCCCAGTATCAGGATCGCAAACGCGGTTGTGCGCAATCCAGTGGCTTGGGGTGAGCGTTTCGCATGCGGCTCCAGAAGCTAGCGACCAAGCCTTACCCCAGAAAGCCCAGCCCGTGTACCCAGTCATGTCCGCTTCGTCGAACAGACCGCCCGAGTGATCGATCACGTCGATCGTCTGTCCGATTTGGCTGGCGGTACCGCACTTGATGACCGCCGCCACCTTTTTCAGTCCCGTGTATGGACCAGTTCCTTCCGTAGCTCCAGCCGAGGTTATCACATACTCAACAGTGCCGCCTGCGGATGAGGTGTTATCGATCAGCAGCCAGTTGACCACCTTCGCGTTGTGGTCATACAGAATTTCAATTGCATCGGTCAAGTCCGCTGGCTGCCCACCATCGAGCCCACCACCAGTAACCACGCCTGGATTTTGGCCAACACGCCAACTAACTCCGACTGGAGACGGAGGAACATGCGTCACTTGCCGAAAGCTCGTAAATTCGGCATTGCCTTGAGTTGGCAGTAGTGCTGGGTAGATCTCTCCGATCTCGTACGTTCCAGCCCTTCGCTTTCCAAACGGCTTGGCTACCGAAATTCCAGGCTTACTCGCATCCCCTGAAGCATAGTCGACGAACCTCAGTATCCGCGTGTCGAACCCACGGCAGATCACATAGTTGGTGTAGGTGTCTTCTGCCGCCACCTGCATCATCGCGCAGTACGGAGCTGTTCCCTCTTGGCGCAGGTTGGCCTGCTCGCCATGCATTGGGTTATACGGAGGCGGTATCTTGAAGTGCGGGGTTGGTCGCCTCCGTTTGCGAAACATCTGGTGGCTTACCTCACGTCAACTAAGAGCTTCGCGCTTGTGATGCCAGCGATTACAGCCGTCGCCGACGCCCCGTCGTTCACAGCCGCCGTGATTCGCACATCCAAGATGTCACCAGGCGACAACCCAGTGGGCGTTACCACGAAATCGATGTCTGAGAAGACGAGGCTATTCATGGTTGTCGCAGCCGTGCTGACAAGATCAGAGCCAATGGCGTCGTCAGGATCGCTTTGGAGCTTGAATACTTCGCAGTCCAGAAGTGCCGACGTGCCAGCGACCGTCGTGATCATTCCCGCTTTGAACCGCAGCGTAATGCTCTCACCTGCCTGATACTCCCAGGGGAGCTGCACCAAGACGCGAGCGCGTTTGTTTGTAGCTCCAGCCGCCTTGAGGTCTTCCGACCGCAGCGATGGCGTCGCCGTTCCAAACGTTCCGCCGACAAGTCCAAGATCGTCAGCAGAAGGCGTTCCTGGCAATAGCGTTTGCATCGCATCCCACACACGGAAGTCCGTTAGTGGAATAGGAAACGCTTGCAATTCCGCCAATGCCAAGATGTTGGCCTTGGCTACTGGCGGCGAGAGAGTGCCGTTCAAGCGAATGTTGCCCGCTACGATCAGATCGCCTGGCAGTGAGGTGGGATTGGCCATGTTCATTCTTCCTTTGCAAATTGGTTACGTTACAAAACACACTTTATGGAGTTACCCAGCCGCCCCCTGAATCGCCGAGCGAGGCAATCATTGTTGCCTGGTCCTTCCATTCAGGGCCAATGTCTTCTCTGCGCTCGACGAACGAATACAGGCCGATTAGCAGTTTGTTGCGCTCATCCAGTTGGTAGGCCATCAACTTGCGATTCTCATCGGCAACAGACTGCCAGCCTGTCAATCGCTTCACAGCAGTCTCCAGCCTTTGAGCGATTGCCCTGTGCTTATGTTCGGCCAGCGTGTTGGCGTGTTGCAGAAGCAATGTCGAGAACTTCTCCTTGCCACCCAAGACGCTCGTGAGCGCTGCCTGCAACTGTTGCAGGAGGATGTCTCGCTGGGAGATCTCAGCTTGCGTTACAGCCTGTTTAGCCGCGTGCTGACGCTCAGTAGCCTCTACGAACTGCTGCCTGATTTGCTGCAACTGCTCGTACGTCCTGTGAGTCTCAGTGTTAGCCCACTTCGCATACACATCCCGCAACTGGTAAACCCTGTCAGCGGAATCGATCGTCTTCTGCCGAACGTCCTGTAACTGTGCGTACAGTCGCGACTGGACTTCGAGCCCCAGTCTCTCGCTGGCGTCTTTGGCAGCGAAGATGGCTTGCTTACCGGACAGTACGCGATTGCGAGTTTCTTGGAGTAGCGAGTAAACTCCGCTGATGAGCGATGCCTGATACCGAAGAACTTCCTGCTGCACTGCATGCAACTGGCTCTTGCCATCAAGCGTCTGTCCTCGCATGGCTCTCTGCTGCTCGTACAGCTTGTGCTCGTTATCCATCGTCTGGCCGCGCATGACACGCTGCTGTTCGAACAGCTTGTGCTGGTTGTCGAACTTCTGGCGATTCAGGTTGTCGTTAAGCGCCTGGATCTGCTCGTCTCTGTCTCTCCAGTTGCGCTCTATAACGTCCACTGGGATTGTCGACATATACAGACCACTGGACACAAGTTTTTGCATCTGCACCGAAAGCGATGACGCAGCTTGCTCATTGATCCTAGCCAGTTCAGTTGCCCCAAGGCCAGTCAAGAAACCAGTCGCCTCGCTGCTGTGCGCCGTATAGTCGAAAGCCATCGCATCCGTGATCCCTCGGGTTTCCGTGGCGTGCGTCGTGTAGTCACCGCTCAGCAGGGCCAAGATAGATCCATAGTCCACCACATGGTTGTCGACTAGCGTACCGGCTGTTGTCCTGATCGCCCCCAGGTCCGTTTCCACAGCTTGGTAGTCAGCGTCTAATGCCGTCAGGATTGCATTGACATCCGACACATAGGTCGAGACGTTACTGGCCACGTTCGCCAACAAAGCGTCGATGTCGGCTACGTGGAAGTTGTAGTTCGCCAGAAGCGAATCGAATTGCTGCGAGTAATCGGCAACATGCTCATCCAGCACTGTTTCCAGCGAACTTACTTCGCCGAGCACCGCAGTGATGTGATCGGCTACGTTCTGCTGCAACTCATCCAGTTGAGCATCGTAGTCGGTGATGTATGTCTGAAGGTTAGTGTCCTGTTCCGTCAGCAGGTTATTGATGGTAACTGCATTGGCCGCGGCATTGGTTTCCAGTTCACTGAGCCGTGAATCCATTTCTACTAATGCGACCTTGGCTGTCGCGGCCTCAAGGCCCAGCTCCGTCTGGTTGTCTGCGATTAGCGTCTCGATCGCAGTCATGTAGCTGTCCAAGTCGGTCATGAACACACCGGCCTGCGCGTTCTGCTCCGCCGTCTGCGCATTGAACTGATCGTGCGAGCTGTCGATCATCTGTTTCCAATTGACCAGGATCTCGTTGTAGCGGATCTGGTTGGACTCTCTCGCTTCATTGGCCGCAGTCGTGTAGCTGTTGCACAGGCTCAGCAGAACCTCAAGAGGCTTCATGCCCTCCCGCGTTAGCGCGAAGTAATTGGTCGGTGGGACTGTTGTCGTATCCTGGGTGATGCCAGTAACTTCGTACCCCTGCGCAACCAGCCAACCCATGACGTTCTCTGGAACCTGGGTGACCGTCTGCGTGCTCCACCAGACGCTCAGGAATGGATTGGCGACGGCAGGGAGCAGCAGTACGCTTTGGCCAGGATCTTGTTCTGGTACGTCTGGTATCGTCATGTCCCTATCTCCACTTTCCACTCGGTTCCATAAAGCACACTGCGCCTTCCCACCCCCAGGCACCGCTCGCAGATATCAGCAAAATCATGAACATCCCTCTGGCGCGAGGGTAGATTCGATGGTTAACGCCCGCAATCCAGGTTCCGCTGCTGTGGACGTTCGATGGCGTGCTGCCAGCTACCAGGGCTTCGATAGCTGCCTTGGCGTTTACGCTGACCTGCTCTGCCGTGTCGGCTACCAGAACTCGCCAGGTAACGTCTGCCGAGCCTGCTGCCGTGATTCCATGCAATCGCAGTAGGCGACCATAGGTCTCGCCGTCGTTCATCCTCAGCGGCCCCATCGCCACATGCGAACCTGCATAGCCAACCTTGAACGGCCAGAATGCCTGTCGCTCCGTTTCGAACAGCCAGTTGACCGATGCCGTTGGAATGTAAATGCGCACACCGCGCGCTGCGTGGTCGTACTCAAGTACCGTGTCTGCATCCGTAACTCCTGTCAACTGCTCAGGAATCACATCCTCGGACAAGGCTTGCAAGCCATCCCCACTGGCGGAGACAGTGTAAAGTCCCTGGGACGACAGGAAGTAGTACCGATCCAAGTGATCGCGACACCAAGCCCTGGCGCCAACCATCCCCACGTCACGCGAGACGTTCTGCAAGCGACCCTCGGCAGTCGGATCGCCTTGCAAAGCCCATAGTGAGCTGCTGGTGGCCGCCAGAAGATACGCATCCTTGTGTGGAATCAAAGCAGTGATATTGCCACCCAGTTCCCCAGCTTCGGATAGCTGGATTACAAACGGGCGACCAACATCACTTATATCTACGCTCATTTTCCAGTAGGTGTACGTCCCTTGCCGACTCGCGAAGATCGCTTGACTGACTGGACGAATGAACCGATCGCGATAGATGCAGTCCGCCGCGTGAGTGCTTCCTGGTGCAGTGCTGCCAGGAGACGCTACGACGGTTCCGCCGCTGTGAATCACACCTACCTGCGAGGCAGCGGACGCTGGAGTCCATGACCCACCTCGCAGGCGTTTCGTAAAATCTTCGGTACGAACGTTTAGCGACCAGGGGCAGGTGTACCGCTCCCGTTTCCCAACTTCTTGACGAAAGGAGAGGCCACGGCCAACACCATTCGGGAATACAATTTCCTTGGTCGCCACGTCATGCCCTTATTAAGCCGCTGCTTCGAGCCCTGCGGTCGTTCCATCGGAAGCAATGCCGAACGCCTTCCAAGACGTGGCAGACTCGCAGATCGCGACAATCATGCGATTGGCAGCCACCGCCGATTCAGCGCCTGCGCCTGTTCCGCCGTTGATGGCAATTGTGGTCGGTGAACTAGAACGTAGTTCGCCACCAGTAGCCGCGCCAGCCAAGATGACGATCTTTCCTGGCTGCGGGCTTGGCAGGATGATGATGTTGTTCGCATTGCCCCAAGTCGGAACAACGAACTGCACCAGCTTGTTCTCTTCCAAAGCCACTCCGTCTGACGTTGCAGTCACGTCAACACGACCTGGACCAACATCGCTGAATGCGGCTAACAAATCTCGCAAAACTCTGTGAGGTGACATGCAAATGTCCTTTCAAAATGGTTCGGGGACGGCCTGCGTCCTAAAGGAAAAACAAACAACACTTAGTAAGGTGGGTTGGTCATCACGGTAGCTTCGATCGAACCAACCCCGCCATCGCCACCCTGGGCAATGACAACCTGAATAGGCTCATCCTTGATCGGAATAAACTCGCTTGGGTTCGTAGCAACTGCCCCATCGGCCACCGCATTGAGTAGCGCGCGAGGGTAGTAGAACACTGTACTGGCGCCTGCATTCGAGATTGTCATGATCGGGATTCCACTGGTTGCACCAGTAATCACCAAATCTGCTCCAGCGGCAATGGTTCCAGGAGCGTACTTCAAGCAAACCAAAAACCCATTGAGCCCCCTGTTAATACTGGGTGCTATCTGGACTGTCGCATTGCCGTCTGCATCAGTAGTGATGTTTGCTTTGGCTGTTGAAAACATAATGGTCTCGTTTTGTTACAGGCTGTCGCCGTCAAATGTCAGTCCGCCTATTCGCTGCTCACGCAGGCGGTACTCATAATCTACCACACCGAATCTGCCTCGCTCGCCACGAGGGGCGTCTGGGCCTAATGACGTTGGCGAACTGCGATCCTTGTCTTCGAGAATCGCCTGTTCGATTAGTTTCAGATACTGATCTTCGTGAACATGCTTTCTTTCCTCGAAGTTGTGCTCCGCTGATGCCAGGCACGCTTCCAGGATGACTTGACTGAGCATCTCTCCGCCGATTGGATAGAGGTTCGTTTCGTTAAGCAGCACGGGCCTCAGAATCATGGGCACTCGAAGCGTGTATGCCTGGTCTGGTGCTGGGTAGAGCACCAACACCTTACGACTGCCAACTGACGGATCAAACGTCACTGTTCTGACTGAATAGAACACTGGACGGTTGAACTCGGGATTGTTTCCCTCAAGCTGGCGAATAGTCGCATCATGCCGCCACTTCACTGGAGGATGCCAGCAGTCAGGACCTGGGTAGTACGTCAGGTCGCTGTCGTTTGCCACCGAGTCAAACGCAGCGCCCAGCGGTATTTCAGACCTAGCCAATTGGTAGCTCGATGCAGTAGCGATTGTTACCGATGTCGCGTCAAGCGTAACTTGCGTGTTGCTGCCGCGACTCGCTACCGAGTAGTATCGATTATTGACTTTCAAAACACCAGAAGCCGCCCATGACGGAAACGTGCCACCAGTAAGTGTCACCACCCCTGCCGCGATCGTGATCGTGCCTGTAGCGTAAGGTGCGGTAGTAACCACATCAGCCATGGGCCTCAGAAATGACCAGTCGCGAGCAGAGTACACTCGCTTTATGCCGTCCTGAATACAATCGTTGATGTCCGATGTCTGATCCAGCGAAAAGCCAGTGCGGATGCCAAACAGGTAATGGCCCACTCGCTCAAGCAAGCTGAGGTAGCTAACGCTCCACCCAGACGAGCCTGCCACTCCGTCCATTTCAAGCGTGAAGTCATTAGACATCTGTGACCACCAAAGTCTGAGGGTTAGTTGCTGTGTAGCCAGGACGACTTACCCAAGCGTAGTACGTGCCTGGGTCTAGCCTGCATGTAATGTCCCCAAGTGCGTTGGAAATGAGACCACTCGCCACGACAGTCGAGCCTATCGCGTCAGACGTTATGTAGACCTCTGCGCCTGAGATGACGACTCCACCGTCTCTAATTCGAAACGTGACCGTCTCTGATCCATCCAAGCCAATCTGACTTAACTGCTGATCGATCTCGTCGATCGTTATCTGCGTGTTCTTCGGTATTGTCACCTCATCTTCGTCTGTTGCCGCAGGGCTTGCCCCAGCACGAACAAAAACGACGTACTCTTTCGTTGAATCAGCAGTAAACGAGTATTGTCCACCGATACCCTCGGTCAGCGGAATGTCATCATCTCCCCATGGATTGGTGAACGGATACGGCTTAGCGTAAAGATTGAGGCCAGTCGTTGCGCGGCAATATGCTGTGTAGTTAGCCATGCTATCCTATCCTCGTCGCTGTTACGTCCCAGCTACCCATGATTGTTGGTGTTCCGACTTTAGCTATTCTGGTGTAGAACCTGAAGTCGTAGTTTCCACTAGCCGATGTGGCAACGGTGATTCTGAACGAGAACTTACACCTACCTTGTGATCGGTTTAGAGTTTCTGCTACTAAGTCTACAGGCCCACTAGCACTGACTGTGGTCCATACTGTTCTATCTACGATTTCTTTTCCAGAAGCATCATGCGTCCACATGTAGTCGCACAATGCTGTGCCTATCCTAGTTGCGAATGTAGCATCCTGAAATAGGTTTGTACCACTTGCACGACCACGGGCAATGAAGTTGGATAGCAGGTCTGTATCCCCATTAAAGCCTATCACTCCTGAAATCTCGTATGTTGCACCTGCTTGTATTGGTATGCTGAATACGGGAGATGGTTCAGGACTGCCATTAACCACCGTTGCTTCTGCACTTCCGGTAAACCGTCTTAGATTGTCTTGTACAGGAGCTAGTCTTGATGACGTTCGATACCATCTACGTGCTTGGAACCCACCGCCAATTGCTCTGTATGATCGTGACCTTCCTTCTGGTGTTGCATATAAAAGGTCGCCAAATGAACCTAGGTTATCGAAGTACGGACTAACTACTGTGCATGTGTAGCTTGGGTTATTATCTACTCGCAGTACAGTTACCTCACGGCCAGCAGGTACTTTCTGTGCGTCATATAGGTAGATAGTTACATTATTGTTGGTGCAGTCAGCAGATATATGTGTGTCTGTATACACCATTGTATAGTCGGCATTGCATTCTTTCCCAAGATTGTCAGGCTCAGCGAAAAATGCTCGCTCACCCATCCACCAGTTGCAGTTTAGCTCTTTTCCAATAATGGATTGGATTACGCTGAATGGAACTAATTCTAGGTTAGGAGATACTGCAAAAGTTGGTCCTGTGGTGTGTGTGTTGAGCACACGATAAAGCTCACGAACGCCGTTGACCGGATTGTCGTAGTACAACCCTGCACCAGCGGTGTATAGATAGTTAGGAAGCCACGAGATAAGTCCAGGCGTCTGCAAGCAATTCATTAAAAATGGCGGCTGTGCCCCATTGCCTTTATAGAACCGTAATGATTCTGTTCGGCACCCAATCACTGTAATCCCATCGCCTACTCCACCAGCTTCTGCCGAGATGTCCCAACCATCATTGTTGATTTGGGTTATGCCTGACGTAGACTGGAAGCCTACGCCAATGATGTGCATCGAGCCAAACTGAAGGTAGATTCCATGCTTGGTATACGACTGAAAGTTACCTCCAATGATTTGGTTATTGAGTGCGTTGTACCCAGTAATCGCTAAGCAAGCAAACGTGGCATTGGAGAAATGACAATTAATGAACATATTCTCTGAGCCTTGGCCAGCATTGCCAGCGACGCGGCACAGCCAGAATGCAGAATTACCAATCAATCCGTCATACCACCCAGCACCGCTAAACGAACAATCTTCCCAAGTGTTCGCTTGTACACCACGGGCATTATCTCCTGTCTTTCCATCAACATCGACGGCAGGCATTGTGCCTGCTCCAAGCTCTCTATGCGAAAACGACAGACCCTCGAATTTGCTGTACCACAGTCCTTGGCAAGCAAAGACTGGGGTGTTGGCAGCACCACTAATCAAAAACGTTCTGTTGCGGCCAGCACCAACCATACCAAAGCCAGGAGAGCCGCCATTTGGCAGGTTGATATTTAGGTCGTACAGGCCGGGACCTAAGTATATCTTTTCCCCAGCAGCAGCAGCAGCTACGATTCTGCCAGTGATATCTGCCATCGAGTACGTACTGGGACGGTAGATGGGTATCAGCTTCTGGGACGACAGCGCCGCGCTAACAGCCTCTCGCCTGATTTTCCCTGTGGTTGGTATTGCTGACATAAGTATCCTACGTCGTTAGTGCGGCTAGTGCTGCGGCTCGCTGCGCGTCCGTGGCCACCACGGCAGCGTCTCGAATCTGGCGAACGGTTGCATTGCTGGTTGCTACCGCTGCAACCGCTGACAAGTGAGATGCTCGCAGCCGTTCCGCCATGATGGTTTGGTAACTGGCTCGCATTTCCTGCGCTGTTGCGAACGGCAGCGGTGTTCCTGGCGGTGTCAAGCCAGCCCGTCGAGTGTTCTCAATCTCAATGGCTGCTAAGGCGGCTGCGCGATCTGCGGCGCTAAACGTTTGGATGGTCGTGGATATCGTTACGGTACTGATGGTGCATTCTCCGCTTGAATTTCCTGGAATCGTGAAAGGCCGATGACTCGCTGTCGTACTGGTGCGAGTTGCGACGCATTCAGCAGTCGGCCTGACTGCCCTACAGCGCTGGAGCGATACCATTTGGTGCCATACTGAACAGGCAGGTGCGATTGTCCAAACGTGCCCCATGTCGCCCACGTCTCGACACCATCACCCAGCGGGCAGATGTCGGTGATGTTCGGAAGCTCGAACCACACTGGCAGACCTTCGACATCGCCGCCCACAGCCACGACTAGATCGACGAATTCGAGCGGCACACGCGACGTGTTGGCAATTGGCCCACAGACAGCCAGCGATGAACTGCGGTCAATGGACGAGCCCGTAGCAATGCCGATCTGCGTAACTGGCAGGTAGTACGGATTGGTCGCCCCTGTCGACAGCGTTGGCTTGCCGATGAGCACATGCAATTGATTGACTATCGCTGTAGCGGCATCGCTCAGCGTTGGGTCTGTCAAGTCAACTGGAATATGAATCCAGCACTGTCCATCATTTTTCATAATTGATATATCATCCTATGTTGTGTAGGCATCAGCATTTGTTAAATCGTCACCAGTCAGTGTAGTTGGTGTTACGAAATATCTGTCTGATCCATCTGATCTGATCCTATTGAATGCGTCATCGGTAGCCGTTGTCAGTGATTCATAAGTAGCTGACGGTACTAACTTGTCGGTACTATCAACACCACGAATTACCAACGATGGCATGTTCCATACGTTAGGAACAAGTCGTGAATATGGATTACCATGTTTGCCAGCCACCAACG